CAGCATTTCCATTAGATGCAATATGTAATCTCGAACCAAAACCACCAACAACTCCTACAGCACTATTAGCATTTCTAAATTCTATTATTGCTCCAGCATTTCCAGCACGATTTACTAATAAAGGTTGAGCATTAGTTCTAGTCATTAGAACTTCACCAGTTGCCCTTATTACTGTACCATCTGCTGTAGTTCCATTTGTGGTAGTACCCACCAAAAAATTGCCTGACGTATCAATACGCATACGTTCATTTCCAAAAGCACCTTCATGGTCTGTATAAGTAGCAAATCTCAAATTATTAGAATCATCAAATCCTATTGTTGATGAACTATTTCCAGAATGTCCACCAAACAACACTATAAAATCAGTCATGTCGCTGTTGCCTACTGCAAAGTAAGCATCACTATTTGTAGCATTGGCACGAACACTTGATGTCTTTGCTCCTGATGGGTGGTTAACTTGGAATATATCAGATGGACTGCCACCAATTCCAACTTTGCCTGAGGAATCAATACGCATACGTTCTGTAGCATTAGTAAAAAATCTTTGTCCTATTCCACTAATGCCGTAAAAATCATAGTATCCAGCTCCACCTCCTCCAATTATTGATGATTCTCCAATAAAGAAATTAGTAGTGCTTGACTCTTGAAATGCCATAAATGGTGTATCAGCATCGTTATCAAGGTTTAGGTTTGACATTGTGCCATTGACTGCTGAAGTAATTGTGTTGCTTACTGAAAGAGTAGATGCCATATCTACGGCTCCATCTATATCAACTACGTCAAGGTTAGTTGTACCATCAACATCTATATCACCCGAAATATCTAAAGAACCTGCATCAAGTTCTCCAGAAATTGTAAAATTTCTTATTCCAGTATAGTCTTTGTTTGAGTCTAATATTACAGCTTTACTAGCTATAGCCGTTCCTACAGCCGTAGACCCTAAATCAAGAGCATTTATTTCTCCAACAACTACAGTCGCACCGTCAAGTATATTAAGTTCGGCAGGAGTAGATGTAATTGCTGTGTTACTGTCGGCAGCAAGAATAGGAAGTGTACCAGAAACATTTGGTAATGTTATAGTTCTGTCGGCAGTTGGATCTGTAATTGTAAGTGTAGTTTCATGGGCATCTGCCGTTGCACCTTCAAAAACAACAGCATTAGCCGCCTGCATCGTTACTGTATCTGCTGTTGTTGTAACACCTGCCACTGTTAATTTAGGTACAAGTAACTCACCAGTACTTGGATTGTATCTTAAAGCACCCGTGTCATCTAACAAAGCATTTGATTCATCGTGGAATACTACGGGAAAATTTGTATTGGCAGTACTATCCGTAACTGTTGTTGTCGCTGCTAAAGTTGCATTTGCTACAGTTACACCTGCAATTACTGTGTTAAGTGCAGTGCCATTAACTGTGATTGCATCAGCTTCAAGAGTTCCGTCTATATCGGCATTACCACTTATATCTAAGGTTGCCGCATCAAGTTCTCCAGATATAGTAATATTTCTACCACCAGAAATATCTTTGTTGGCATCTGTTATTATAGCTTTACTAGCTATAACTGTACCATTAGTAATCCCATCAATTAAGTTTATATCGGCTGCACTAGCTGTAATAACTGTACTTGCTATTGATAATCCATCTGTTTCTAGAACACCATCAACATCCACATTACCCGATATATCTAAAGAAGCTGCCGCAACTTGACCGCTAAAAGTACCTGTGTCTGTATCTACAGATACGGCTGATATTGTAGCTGGTTGTTTTCCTATATATGGCATATTATGTTATCTCCATATAGCTCATTATAACTGATATTTTATCCGCTACAGAACATTGAACTTTTATAATATCTCCAGCATTTAAAATAATTTTATTACCTGCCATTATCTCAACAGAAGATCCAACAGGTATCGGTATAGCTTGAACAATTTTAGCAGTTGTGTTTTGTGTCTGACTTGTTTGTGTTGTTGTTGATGTAAGGCTAACTGTTGCCGTCACTTGTGCAGTATGAACATTTGCCATAGTAAAGCCAATAATAACAACCGTGCTACCACTTTGAGTTGTATATAATGTTTCATCAGTATTCGCTGATGCAGACATTACATCTCTTGTGATAACCTTAAATGTATTTGCCATTCTTTATCTCCTAATCAGCCAAGGGCAATAGCAAGTGCCGTAGACTCGTCTGCTATAACTGAAGTTAAAGTTGCTCCATTTACTGTAACGGCATCTGCCTCTAATGTTCCGTCTACATCTACATTACCAGATATATCCAAATCTGCCATGACTGCCGTACCAGTTATTGTAGGTGCCGTAAGACTTTTGTTTGTTAATGTCTGTGTATGTGTTTCTGACACTAATGTTGAATTACTACCTGCGGGTAATGTTAAAGTATTTGTAGCACCTACAGAGTGAACTTGTGCCGTTAATGTTTGTGCATGAGCATTACTAACTTCACAATAAAATTTTATTTGTGAGGGCGATCCACTATTGGATTTAAGATCTACCAAACCACCTAACACTGTTAGATCATCTCCTACAGATAAATCTGCACCTAATGTAGTATTACCACTTGCATCTAAGAAAACAGTTTTCGCTGCGGGTAAAGTACAAAACACAGTTCTTGTGCCCGATGACCAATTAACTGCATTGTTAGAATTAGAACTAGATAAAATTGTTGTTCTAGCAAGTGTAGTTCCAGATGATGTAAAGGTACCCAAACCAACTTCAAAGTCTGTGTTATCCGTACAACAATAGTAAGTCGTATCCCCGTTACTTAAATTAGTAGTAAAAGTCTCAAAACCAGTAACGGCACCACCTAATGTAAGTGTGCCAGTACCCGTTGTAGTAGAGGTTTCTTTTATTCTATCTGATATTACTAATGCCATTACTTCAACTCTATTGTTAGATTCCCTGCATTAATTCTAAATATATCACCAGTTGCTACATCTTTGTTTGTATCTAAAGCACCTACAAATAATATATTACCTCCACTAGATGCGTCTACTACAAAAACATGAGTTATAGTATCTGTACCACCACCCCCAGAAGCTGGGAACTCGATACTCGATGCGTTAGTTGCAGTCTGTGTGTCGGTTGAATCTGCACCTATGGTTGTCCAAGAAGCAGCAGCTACTTGTTGTCTTGCATAGTTTGTAAAGTTTGCTTCTGTTACTGATCCAGTTTCCGCTGCACTTACTGCCGTTGCAAGTCCTACATAAATACTGTCTCCAGGAGATGAAAAACTTAGAGCATTATTCTTGAATATAAAATCTAATATTCTTCTCTCTAGATAGTTGGTTGCTGCATTTGCTGTTGCCATTTTTTACTCCTAAGTTCTTGGTCGAGCTGGTAAACCAACTCTGTTTGCGTCTGTGTTTTCTCTTGCTTCGCCTAAATCCTTTAATCTCTCCATGTAAAAAGCAAAGTTCTTTTCATACTGAGCCAAAACATCCGCTTCTCCCTTCATATAAAAATAGGCCTCTACCAAAGACCCATATAGTAAAGCAAAAGGAGCATTTGTACTAATCCACGTTGTACCACTGTCAGCACCTGCGGTCAAACTATCGGGTCTAAAGTAATAGTGAAGTTCTACTGTATAATTACTGTCAGGTGTAGGCGCGATCATAAAATTAGTTTGATCAAATCTTGCGTAATACTTAGGTAAACCTGTGGTACTGGAAGAGGGCGTGTACTCTCTTAAATAACTTACATCTTTTTGTAATAAGTAACTTTCGGACCCTGACGTTGTTATTTGTAAAGAAAAAGAAGCTAAGTAATCGGAAGGAACCGTTAGAAAAGGATCAGAAGATGTTACAGCACTTGTTACGTTTTTTCTGAATATATCTAAATCAATGCTTTTAAAAATCTTTTCTTCAGATGCTTTGATAAAATTAGGTAAGTTAGTGACAAAAGACGTTTCAGCATTGTCTGCATAATCTTGTATGGCTGATTTTAATGTTGCTAAGGTAAAACTCATATCATGCACTCACCGTTGTTGGTCCTGCTGTAGCTCGACTACCGCCTCCTACAATACCACCTATTGTAGCGGTTTCTCCGTTAGCTGTAAATGTATATGTGTCCGTGGTGACCACCGTTATGCTGTAACCCGCAGACTGCTCCAAAACTGCCTTGGTAAAACCATCAAAACCATACAGGCTTCTAAACCTTACCGTATCGCTACTAGACCTACCATGTCCAAACTCTCTGACAGTTATAA